ACCGATCGAATTCAATCGCTAGCCACACGTTTCAGTGCGTTGTGCAGACCTTCCCTAACGTAGATGTTTTGAACATACCAATGATGATTGCGAACGAAGCTGATTGCCCCTCGCATCGTTTTTTGGTTGCCCAAGAATGCTATGACATAGTTATTCACTCGGATAATCTTACTTGGTAGAGAGGTATATCAAATTTGTGTGAGAGCCTGACCGTGCTGGCGACCGGTTTGAGATCTGCTATGAAGTACAGTGGTGCCCTTTTATAGGGAGGACGCCAACAGTGAAAAAGTTACCTAAAATTCGAGCAAGGGGTGAGCAACTGCCGCTCATAAGTCTGAATCGTCTGGGCGTAGAAGTAGTTTGTGGGGCAGCTGGGAGTGGGAAGACTTCTACTGCACTCCTCCGATTGCGATCGCTTTGTTACATGTCGATTGAGCGCCATCAGCGAATGGGCAACACCGCACCGGTCAAGGTGCTCGTATTGACATTTAATCGAACTCTGGCGGGCTACGTCAGTGCTCTCGCAGAAAGCCAAATAGATCCAGGCTTGCCTGTTGAACTTGAGATATCGACATTTGGAAAGTGGGCGATGGAGAGGCTTGGTCGACCTACGGTTCTCGATGATCGAGCCACAAAAAGATATCTTTTGGATTTGGCGTCGCGTATTGAGCCATTAGCTCCTGACTATGTAGTCAGCGAAGTCGAATATTTGATGGGGCGATTCCAACCAGATCGGCTTGATGACTACCTCACCTTTGAGAGAACCGGTCGCGGTGTCGTTCCACGGGTTAATCGGGCATTACGTCAACGGATTCTTGACGAAGTCGTTCGTCCTTACCAGAGTTGGCTTCATGAGCAGGGTGCAATGGATTGGAACCTGCTTGCGGTAGCTATGGAGCAAAATATTGCACCCCTCTGCTACGATGTAGTTGTATTAGATGAAAGTCAAGATTTTTCGGCAAATCAGTTGCGTGCGGTTCGCCATCATTTGGCTCCTGAGCATGCCGCTACATTCGTGATTGATACCGTTCAGCGAATTTATGCGCGAGGTTTTACCTGGAGTGAGGTCGGTTTTGATATTCGGCCCGAGCGATACCATCGGCTCGCTATCAACCATCGCAATACTGCCGAGACCGCAGCTTTTGCCGCGGGTGTTTTGAATGGCATCAATGTAGACGGTGACGGTGCGCTCCCCAATCTGACAGCGGCCGAAGCAAGCGGACCACTTCCGATTGTGCTTAAAGGTTTGTATCAACGCCAAGTTGCCTGGGCTATTGAATTTATCCAGAATAATGTGAATCTTAAGTCGGATTCTGTTGCATTTTTGAAGCCACAAGGTGGTGCCTGGTTTGAATTCTTGAAAGGGAAGTTGGCAGGGCATGGTGTGGAGTACGTCGAAATTACGCGAGAATCTGTTTGGCCAGAGGGCTCTGCAAATATTGCATTGTCAACTTTTCATTCCGCGAAAGGGCTAGAGTTCGATTATGTTTTTATTCTCGGTTTGAGTGATCAGAGCACACGTCATGGCGATGAGGAACGTGATGACAAATTATGGGTGCTGCGTCGGTTGCTGGCTGTTGCGATTGCGCGTGCCAGAAAGCAGGTGGTCATTGGCTATAAACCTGGTGAAGAGTCAGACTTAGTCCAGCATTTCGTGCCAGGTACTTTCCAGGAGCAAGCGCTGTGACTCTTCCCGACGAAATTCGACAACGCGGAATTACCGAGGTTGTCCACTTCACGACGCAGCGCGGCATTGTCGGAGTCTTAGCGAGCCAGGAATTGCAATCGCGCTATAGGCTACCTCAGGACAAGTACTTAGAGTTCGTGCTTCATGTCAACTCTGCGATAAGACCTGAGTCAGCAGCGTTTTTTGACAAGACACAAAACTGGCTGGACTACGTAAACCTGTCTATGTCTGAGATCAATCGACGCTACCTCAAGGTGTCACAGCGTTGGCATCAGCATGCTTCACACATCTGGTGGGGAATCCTTGCGTTCGATGCTGAGATCATGACCCATGAGGGTGTATTCTTCACGACTACCAACAATTCTTATGAGCCTCACTGCATCAGGGCGGCTGGTGCGGACGGTTTTTCATCGCTGTTCGCCCCCCGGATCCAAAGAAAAGAGACTTGGTGGGTTGATCGACAAGGAAGAGCGGCTCATCTGCCTACATGTGAGCAGGCAGAGGTCCTTTATCCTGGAGCGATCTCCACGAAATACCTGCGGCGCATCTATGTCGCTGAGGACGAGCAGCAAGATCAGACACGTGGTTGGTTACGTGAGTTTGATGTTCCTAACGTCGAAGTCGTCGTTGATCAAAAAAAGTTCCTGGGGCAACCAAATTGAGCCAAACATCTGACAACCCATCGGCAATCTCTCTGAACGATCGGGAGCAGCGTGTTGTTCGGTCCGCCTTGTGGGCAGCCGCTGGCGACGCACTGGGATGGATCACGGAGCTTTCACATGGAACAACTGGCGTCAAGCGTCGCACAGGCAGTTCGCGCGTAGGGAGTACTGTTCCCTGGATGCGTGTCATTGGTGGGCGAAACGGGCCAAAGGTGCAGTTGCCGGCAGGGACATACTCCGATGACACCCAGCTAAGACTCGCGGTGTCACGCTCAATTCGTGGTGATGGAATGTTTGATGCCGAAGCGTTTGCCAAAGTCGAACTCACGGTGTGGCCAACTTATGCCCTTGGTGCTGGACTAGGCACAAAGGCAGCTGCCTCGGGTATGGCTCGTAGAGGTGCCGCGTCGTTCTCCAATTTCTTCGATGCTGGAGGCCAGCGTTACGTCAACGGTGGTGGCAATGGTGCTGCAATGCGGGTCCAGCCGCACGCATGGGCAAGTCGCGGGTCTGGTCCCCAACTAGCCTTGGATGTACTGCGTGATGCGCTGGTTACACATGGTCACCCGCAGGGCTTTTGTGGGGCAGTTTTTCATGCGCTAGTTTTGGAGAACACACTTTCATCCGGCGTTCTGCCAGCCCCTGATACTTGGGAAACATTCATTGACACATTCTTGGAGATACCAAGCATCCTAGAGCGGAATCCTCAGCTTGCTGAATTCTGGCTTATTGCTTGGGAGGAAGCCTCCGGTACAACGCTTGAGGAGGCGATTAAGACTGCTCATGCGGATGCGCGTAGAGATTTGTCGCGTGTGTTAGCTGTATCACCAACTGCGTCGCCACAGGGTTACATAGAGGTGCTTGGTGCTATTGGTTGCCTCTCAAATGAGTACAGAGGGGCTGGTTTTAAAACTGCACTTGCGGCGCTTTTTTTGGCGTACATGTACCGATCTGCGAAGCCCGAGGATGCATTGGTGCTCGCCGCCAATGAGCTAGACAGCGACACTGACACGATTGCTACAATGGCCGGTGCATTATTGGGCGCTATTGCGACTGAAGCGCCTAGCTGGTCTATCCAAGACAGGGCGTATATTGAAAGCGAGGCTCGACGCCTGGCACGTATTGCTCATGGGCATGTTGAGCCAAGCTTTTCTTATCCTGATCTAGCACGGTGGACTCCCCCTTCTAACCAAATGTCGGCTATCGGTTTGGTTGACAGTAGGTTGGCGATAGTTGGACTAGGATTATTGGAGCCGGAGGGACCTATATACGCTGTAGGAGATGCGATTTGGCAATGGTGCAAACTCCCCTTCGGCCAGTCCATTTTGGCCAAACGGAAAGCGAGTCTTCAGAGTGTACCCTCTGAGCACTTGCCTGGATTCGCGAATATTCTTCCTACGTCTCCAGCCATCCCAAGTGGCAATTTGACGCGTACTCAGCAGGTGTTGGGCTTTGGTGATAGAGAGCCTGCGCAAGAAGAGCTATTGCCAACACCGACGCGCAGCTATGAGTCGTCGCGTGAGGCGACATTAGATGAGTTGACAGATCAAATTATCAAGACGGACTTTGACGACGTAACGCTTGGACGAGTTCTCAATTATTTGATTGATCGACGGGAGTCGATTGAGGAGGTGGTTGCACTTGTCGCTATTGTTACCAAGGCAAAAATCGCACGTCGTCGTCGACGACGATAAATGAGAAACGGTAAGCGGGAAAATGCCGCTTGCTGTGCTGTGACGATTTGTTTTGAGGTGAGTTCGATTCGCTTTGACTAGCTCAAAGTGAGGCGAGCACCCTTACTCATCTATCCTAAATAATTCCGTCGCACTTTCCCCTAGAAATGCGACAACTCGGACAGCACGATCAGTGCATGTCCGAGACCCCAACCCCTGAGATCCAGACCCGCCGCGAGGCCCTGCCACTCGCTGGCCGCCAGATGGAACTGCGCGGCTTCCAGCGCTCCCAGGCGGACAGCTCCGCCCCTGAATCCTCCCCCCTTGCCACCGCGCAAATCGTCTTCACCACTGGTGCGGGCGTGAAGTGCTACGACTGGTACCGCGACCGGGCCTATGTCGAAGAACTGGTGGTGGAAGAGGGCGCCATCCGCCTGGATCGTCTGCGCCGCGGTGCGCCACTTCTGAACACCCACAGCCAGTGGAGCCTCGAGGCCCAGCTCGGCGTGGTCGAGAACCCCCTGATTCAAAACGGCCAAGGCACCTGCAGCGCCACCTTCTCGCGCCGCGAGTCGGTGGCCGGCTACGTGCAAGACGTGGCCGACGGAATCATCCGCAATGTGTCGGTGGGCTATGTGCGCCACCGCATCGAGATGGTGGCCCCAGCCAACGAGGGCGAGCTGTGGCGTTACCGCGTGGTCGATTGGGAACCGTATGAGGTCTCCCTGGTGCCCATCCCCGCCGACATGGACAGCCAGATCCGCTCTGGCGGCGGCACAGTTTCTGCCCCGGGCGCCGACGGCGCAGCCCCCGCCGACCAGGCTTTCCAGCTGCGCATCTTCCCCTGCGAGTTCATCGAGACCCGCGCCCATTCCCTGCCCACGGTGGGCCTCTCCGCCGAAACCCAAACCCGAAAGGATTCCTCCATGCCTCAGAGCACTGAAGCCGGCGGCAGCACCGCCACGGCCCCCGCTTCGTCCACTTCTGTTGCCGCCCCCGAAGCCGGCACTGCTGCCCAGCGCAGCCAGGGCGATGCCTCGGCCCAAGCCGTGAGTCAGGCCGCCATTGCCGCCGCCTCTGCCGCTGCCGACATCACTGACCTCTGCGCCCGCCATGGTGTGGCCCACCTGGCCGCCGGCCTGATCCGCTCGGGCAACTCGGTCGAGCAGGCCCGCAGCTCGGTGCTTGATGAGCTGGCCCGCCGCGATGCGGCCAGCGGTGGCCACCGAAACACCCAAGGCGGCCAGATCCAGACCGTGCGCGATGAGATGCAAACCCGCATGGCCGGCATCGAGCAAGCCATCCTGCACCGTGTGGCCGCCCAGACCCAGCTTGACGACAACGGCCGCCAGTACCGGGGCATGAGCCTGCTGGAGCTGGGCCGCGACTTCCTGGAAGGCCACGGTGTCAGCACCCGCGGCATGGATCGCCTGACCCTCGCCACCCGCATGCTGCACTTCCGCGCCGGCGGCATGAACACCACCAGCGACTTTCCCTCGCTGTTTGCCAACGTGGCCAACAAGCGCCTGCGCAGCGCCTACGACGAGAACCCCGGCACCTACGCCCTGTGGGCCCGCCGCGCCCCGAACGCGCCCGACTTCAAGAACATCACGATCACGGCGCTGTCGGCGGCCCCCGATCTGCTGCGCACGAACGAGCATGGTGAATTCAAGTACGGCTCGATGAAGGATGGCGCTGAGTCCTACCAGGTGCTGACCTATGGCCGCATCGTGTCCTTGTCGCGCCAGGCCATCATCAACGACGACCTGCGGGCCTTTGACCGCCTGGTGAGCGCCTTTGGCTTTGCCGCCCGCCGCCTCGAGAACCGTCTGGTCTATGCCCAGCTCACAGCGAACGCGGCACTCTCGGACGGCACCACGCTCTTCCACACGGATCACGGCAACCTGGGCACCGGTGCGGGTTCTGCCCTGCAGTTCACGGCCCTGTCGGCGGGCCGCACTGCGATGCGCCTGCAAAAGGGCCTAGCCGGTGAAGAACTGGGCATTGCCCCGTCTTACCTCATCGTGCCGGCCAGCCTGGAGCAAACCGCCTACCAGCTCACCAGCAGCAACTACGTGCCGGCCCGCCAGGCCGATGTGAACGAGTTCCGCAGCGGTGGCCGCACCTCGCTGGAGCCCATTGTCGAGCCCTTGCTGGACGGCAACAGCACCACCGCCTGGTACCTGGCCGCGAGCAATGCCCAGGTCGACACGGTGGAGTACTGCTACCTGGACGGCGCCGAAGGCCCAGTGATCGAGACCGAGGTGGGCTTCGAGAGCGACGGCGTTTCCTACAAGTGCCGCGAAGACTTCGCCGCCAAGGCCATCGAGCACCGCGGCCTCTACAAGGCCGTCGGCGGTTAAAGCCCGCCTCACTGCCGAACCCCACCACCCCAGCCAACCCTCCATCCCAACAGGAGCCCCTCCAATGAAAAACTTCATCCAGTCCGGCGACACCGTGCCCCTGCCGGCCCCCTATGCCGTCAACGGCGGCGACGGCCTGCAGGTCGGTGCACTGTTTGGCGTGGCCACCAGCGCGGCCGCGGCCGGCGCCTCGGTCGAGACCAACCTGATCGGCGTCTACGACCTGAACGCTCTGAGCGCCGATGTGGGCGCAGCCGGAACCAAGGCGTATTGGGACAACGCGAATCGCCGCGTGACGGTGACCGCTGCAGGCAACGCCCTGATCGGTGCGCTGCTCTCGCCCAAGGCGGCCAACGAGACCACGGCCCGCGTGCGCCTCTCCGGCGTCGCCGTCTGAGCACCCGCGTAAACCCACCAGATCTGACCAGGTGACCCGCGCCATGCCCAAGCCCTTCGCCCTCCTGGAGGCCCGCACTGCAGCCGCCGCATTCCGCCGGCTGTCGAACTGTGCCGCCTTCATCGAAAACCTGAACGGGAGCGACAACGGAGACGTAAGGGTGGACGCCATCTTTGCCAACGGCTACGCCGCGGGCCAGGTCGGCGCCCTGGGCATGGCCTCGTCACAACCGGCACTCGCCCTGCCCACGGTCCAGGTCCCTGCCAACCCGGTGGGCCTGCGCGTGACGGTGGACGGTCAGGCCTACCTCGTCGCCGATGCCCGCAACGACGGCACCGGAGAAACCCACCTGCTGCTGGAGCTGGCATGAACCAGAACCCCACCCCCTCCACCATCTTCCTGCAGGCCGTGCAAGCCATGGTCGCCACCCTGCAGGCCGCCCCCGCGGTGGCCCCCAAGGTGTACCGCACCCGGCTGCGCCCCCTGACCCAGCAAGACAGCACCGCCGTGGTGGTGCGCCTGGCCGGCTCGGACCCCGACACCTCGGTGGGGCAGGGCGCGGTCATGGTCTGGGGCACGGCCATCACGGTCGAGTGCTACGCCCGCGGCAACACCCTGGCCCCGGCCGATGAGGCCGTGGACGATTTGCTGGCCCGGGTCTACACCCGGCTGCAGCAGGACCCGAGTCTCGGCGGTGTGGCCGGTGGCGTCACCCCCCACAGCCTGAGCGTGGACTACGACGTGGACGGCGATCAGACCGCCTGCGCCACGGTGACCCTGCTGGTGCGCCACGCCAGCGCCCCGGCCTCGGTCCAGCCCTTCTAGACCTTCTCCACCCCTCACTGCCTCCCCACTTCCTCACCTCTTATCTTCAAAGGAAACCTTCATGGGACAAGCCATCTTCTGGAGCAACGTCGGCATCGACGTGCAAACCGGCCTGGGTGCCGCCATCACCCTGGTCAGTATCAGCAAGGCCGCCCCCGGCGTGGCCAAGTACTCGGGCGCGGTCGACCCGAACGTGGGCGACATCATCTTGATGGCCGCCCAAGGCATGTACCAGGTCGACAAGCGCCTGTTCCGCATCGCCAACGTCAACCCCGCGGCCAAGACCTTCGAGCTCGAGAACGAAGACACCAGCACGTATGACAGCCTGGTGGCCGGCAGCTTCCAGGTCGTCACCTTTGGCGCGAGCTTTGCCACCGTGCAAAGCGTGAACGTCTCGGGCGGCGACCCGGAGTTTGCGGACGTCACCACCATCCACGACAACGTGCGCAAGCGCGTGCCCACCATCGTGAGCCCGCTGTCGTTTGGCATGGACAACATCTTTGACCTGGCCGACCCGGGCTTTGTGGAGTGCAACAAGGCCTACAAGGCCAAGAGCATGCGCGCCGTGCGCCTGCGCTTTGGCACGGGCGCCAAGATGCTCTTGCTGGGCTATGTGGCCGCGGCCGGCGTGCCCACGGGCCAGGCCCAGGGCGTGGTGCAGACCAAGGTCTCGATCGAGGCCCAGAACATGCCCACGGTGTACCCGAACTGATTTGCACGCCCCTCGCACACCTGTTGCACGGGGGTGCCATCCCCGTGCATTCCTCCCCCCACCAACTGTTCCTAACTCCGCACCATGAACCCGACCGCCATTGCCTCCGCTGCTGCCACTGTTGCAACTGCTGCCATCCCCTTCACCTTCGACCTGCCGGCCACCTTCTGGATCGACGTCACCCTGACCACCCCGGGCGCCCAGCCTGACCAGGTGCTGCCGATCGAGTTCAAGTACCGCACCCGCGAAGAGATGGAGGCTCTGCCTGCCGACATCGAGGGCAAGACCGATGCGGAGATCCTGGGCCTCTTGATCAACGACTGGAAGGCCCCGGGCCGGCCCTTCACGCCTGAGAACGTGCAGCTCTTGATCAGCCGCTTCCACCGGGCCCCGCGCGAGATCTTCGATGCCTACCGCGACGCCCACTGGAACAGCAAGGCCCGCGCAAAAAACTAAAGGACTGCGCCCGCGTCCTGGTGCGCGGAGCGCAGCCCCCCGATGAAGCCGCCGCCAGCCGCCTGGGCTTTGGCAAGCACCTCGCCCTTCTCCAGCAACTCACCGAGCCCCCGTCCCTGAATGTCTTTCCTGACAACCAGATCCCTCTGGCCATCTTCCGGCGCATGCAGTTTGCGTGGCGTGCTCTCATGGGCCCGGATGGGGCGCTGCACTTCCTGGGCATGGACTGGTCCACGCTGCACCGCTACGAGCTGGCCTATGGCCTCGATGAGGCCCAGCGCATCGACCTCTTCCAGTGTTTGGAAATGCTCGAAGCGGCCTGGCTGCAAGAAATGCACGCCTACCAGGCCGAGCAGCGCAAGGCCCGCGGCTCCTGAGAGCCGTACCCGTGCTGAAGGGGCGGCCCCATGACCAACCCGAACACCACCATCGTCCTTACCGCGGACGATCAGACCGCAGGCGCCCTGCAGGCCTTCACGGCCAACATGCGGGCCGCGCAGTCCCAGGCGAACAGCCTGGGCCAAGGCCTGGGCCAGGCCACCGCCCCCATGCAGCAGCTCGGGGCCTCGGCCGCGCAGACGGCAGCAGCGATGCGCATGGTGCCGGCCCAGGTCACCGACATCGTGGTCAGCCTGCAGGCGGGCCAGAAGCCGCTCACCGTGCTGATGCAGCAGGGTGGCCAGCTCAAGGACATGTTCGGCGGTGTGGGCAACGCCACGAAGGCCCTGGGCACCTACATCGGCGGCCTCCTCACGCCCACCAACCTGGCCGTTGCGGCGGTGGCCGGCCTGGGCCTGGCCTACTACCAAGGTAGCCAAGAGGCTTCCGCCTTTCAAAAGGCCATCACCCTGTCAGGCAATGCGGCGGGCGTCACGGCGGGCCAGATGCAGGACATGGCCCGGGGTCTGGCGGTGATGCAAGGCACCCAGTCCGCCGCCTCGGCCGCCTTGATTGAAATGGCCAGCACCGGCCGGGTGGCGGGTGAGAGCCTGCAAACCTACACCCGGTCTGCTCTGGACATGGAGCGGGCCGTGGGCACGTCGGTCGCCGAGACCGCCAAGGCCTTTGCGCAGCTCGGCGAAGCCCCGCTGCAGGCCTCGCTCAAGCTGAATGAGTCGACCAATTACCTGACGGTCGCCTTGTACAAACAGATCAAGGCCTTGGAGGACCAGGGCAGGGCGACCGATGCGGCCAAGGTGGCGCAGGATGCCTACGCCTCGATGACCGAGCAGCGGGCGCAGTCCATTCTGCAGAACCTCGGGTATGTCGAGCGGGCTTGGCTGGGCATCAAGGATGCCGCCAAGATGGCTGGCGATGTGATCGTGGACCTGGGGCGCAGCGCCACGCCCACGGACCAGCTCGCCGCCATCAACGCCCGGATCAACGAGGCCATGCGCGGCAATGGCTTGAAGAACGCCAGCCTGTCCCAGGCCATCCGGGGCATGTTCGATGACACGGTGGTCTCCAAAGAGATCCTCCCGGCCCTCCAAGCCCAGGCAGCCGCGGTCGCGGCCACCACCTATGCCCAGGAACAGAACAGCAAGGCCCTGGCCGAAGGCAATGAACGCTTGAAGGCCCGCGCTGCCTTCGACACCGAACAAGCGAAGTTCTTGAGCAATGAGCTCAAGATGCGCCAAGAGATCGCCAAGGTGCAGGCCCAGTACCAGGCGGCCGATGGCGAGATCAGCGCCAAAGAGCGCGATGCCCTGATCCAGAACATCCGGGACAAGTACAAAGAAAAAACGCCCAGCACAGCAGCCGGCGCCGGCGAGAACGAAGTCGCCCGCATCCGGGCCCTGATCAAGGAAGAAGAAACCCTCACGGCCCGCATCAAGGAACGCGGCATCGAGGGCGTCAAGCTCTCCGACAGCGAGAAGCTCGTCGCCCGCATCCAGGAAGACCTCAAGACCAGCATCAGCGGCGTGGCCCGGGCCAACAAAGAAGCGGCCCTGGTCGAGGCTCAGCGCTACGTGCAGGTGCAAGCCAGCCGCGCCGAACAAGAAAAACAGGCCCAGGCCGTGGCCGACTCGCAAAAGGCCTACGACGCCCTGGTGGCTGACACCAAAAAAGCAGCCGCCGCCATCGGCCAGCAAGCCAGCGAGCTCGAAGCCGCCAATACGGTGTGGGGCAAGGGCAAGACCGCGATCGAGGAATTCCGCCTCGAGCAGATGAAACTCAAGCTGCAGGAGGCCGACAGCAGCGATTCCTTCCGCCCCGACTACGTGGCCGAGCTCCGGGCCCAGGTGGCCGAGCAAGAACGCCTGCTCACCGCCAGCCGCGTGAAGGACTACAAGACCCTGGCCCAGGCTCAGGAGGAATACACCCGCAAGGTCGAGGAAGAAGCCCTGCTGTACACCGACGAGGTGGGCCTGCTGGGCCAGACCACCCGCGAGCGCGAGAAGATCGTCGCCGTGCGCAAGGTCGAGCTCGAGCTCGCCAAGCAGCTTGCCGCGATTGATCGCTCGGGCGCCTCGGATGAGGACAAGGTCCGCCTGGTCGACCAGGCCCAGGCAGCGGCGGCCATCGCTCGCTCCACGGCCCTGGCCAAGTCCGAGCTCAATACCCTCACCGACATCATCAACTCGGTGGACCACACGGCGCAGTCCGTCTGGAACAACGTGCTCCAGGGCGGCCAGTCGGCCTTCGAGAAGATCGGCGCCACGATCAAGGCCAGTGTGCTGGACATGCTGTACCAGCTCACCATCCGGCGCTGGGTGGTCAGCATCACGGCCAATGTGCTGGGTGGTCTGGGTGGAATGACTGGTGGCCTCGGTGGCTTGGCCAGCGGCATTGGTGGTGGCTCCAGCGGCCTGCTCAACCTCGCCGGCACCGCCTCGAACCTGTACGGCGGGGCCAGCCTCATCGGCAGCGGGGTCGGTGCACTCTTCGGCACCACGGCCGGTAATGCGGCGATGGGCGTGTCGATGGGCCTGGGCGCAGGGTCGTCCAGTGCGGCGGCCGTGGCTGCAGCCCAGGCCGGCGGCATGGGCGCTGGGGCGGCCGGTGCGGCAGGCCTCGGTGCCTCCATCGGCTCGGCCATTCCCTACGTGGGCGCGGCTCTGGCGGCCTATTCGCTGCTCTCCGGCCTCAATGGTGGAGAAACCCGCTCCGGTGGCCAATACGGCGTGGCCTACGACGGCCAGGTCAAGAACAACCGCCGCGATGAGGTCTACACCTACGAGGGCCAGCAGTACAACCGCGACAACAGCCTGCGCCCCGATGGCACGCGCAAGTCGGTCACCAATGGCCAGGCCTACCTGCTCGAGGCCGATGGCATGGGCGAGCGCGAAGACGCCACCCGAAAAGCCGTGTCCAGCACGGCCGAGAGCATCAACGCCATGCTCAAGGGCCTGGGTAGCAAGGCTTATCTCACCGACTACCACGCGGGTCTCGAAACCTCGGGCAATGGCCGCGGTGGGGTGTTTGCCGGTGGCTCGCTCAGCAATGGCTTCAAGTTCGGCGAATCCGGCAAGGGCAGCAACTACTCGGGCACCCTGTACGAGACCAGCAGCACGCGAAGCCCGGACATGGCGACTGCCGTGGCCAACTTCACGCTGGACCTCAAGCAGTCCACCATCCAGGCCCTGCAGGCCGCGCAAGACATCCCGCAGTCGGTGGCGGCCAAGCTCAAGGACATCGATGCCGAGAAACTCAGCGACGATGAAGCCACCAAGCTCATCACCGAGATCAACAGCCAGATTGCGTCCGTCGAGGCCTTGCGCACCCTGGCCGGGGCCTTGCCTCTCAAGTCACTCAAGGACCTCTCGTTTGATGCAGCCGACGGCCTCATCAACCTGGCCGGCGGCATTGACGCCCTGAACCAGAAGATCAGCGGCTATTACGAGAATTTCTACACCCAGGATGAAAGAAACGCCCAGACCCTGGGCAATGTGAGTGCAGCCCTGCAAAGCGTTGGCCTGTCCACCCCCAAGACCCGCGAAGCCTTCCGCGCCCTGGTCGAAGCCCAGGACCTGAGCACCGAGTCTGGGCGCAAGGCCTACGCCACGCTCATGAACGTGGCCGATGCCTTTGCCAGCGTCACCCCCAGCGCCGAAGACGCCGCCAAGGCCACCCAGGCCAAAGCCGATGCCGACAAAGCCCAGGCCGAGGCGGCCGCTGACGCCAAGAAGAAAGCCCTGCAGGCTGCCACAGACGCCGCCTATGCTTCGCTCGAGCGTGCCCTGGCTTCGGAGAGGAACCGCCTCCAAGCGGCCAAGCAGGTGGCCCAGGAATCGGTCAACACCCTAGGCTCGCTGTTCAACACCCTGAAGGGCCATGTCACCGAGCTGTACAACACGGTGGAGGCCACCCAGGCGCAAAGCGCCCGCGCCGGGCTGCAGTTCATTGACCAGGCGCTGGGGACGGCCCGCAGCACGGGCTACCTCCCGGACGCCACCAGCCTGAGCGATGCCATCACGGCGGCACGCTCGGGCCTGGACTCCAGCCAGTTCGGCTCGGCGTTTGAGCAGCAGCGGGCCCAGCTCACGCTGGCGGGCAAGCTGGCCGAGCTCAAGGACCTGACCGGCGTGCAGAAGTCGGTCGCCGAGCAGCAGCTCGCCACGGCCGAGGACCAGCTCGCGAGCCTGGACAAGATTCTGTCGAATGCCAAGGACCAGGTCGACACGCTGCGCGGCATCGACACCAGCGTGCTCGGTGTGGGTCAGGCCCTGGACAAGATCGCGGGCGCCTTGCTGGGCGAGCAGGAGGGCAGTGCCTCGGCCACGAAGCCCGGGGTGCAGGTCACGAACCCTGGGGCGCAGTTCACGGTGGGCGGTGGTGGCTCCGGTGGCGGTGCGGGTGGTGCCTCCTCGGGCACCTCGTCCGGTGGCTTCACCGTCGGCGGTGGTGGCAATGGCGGCAATGGAACCACCCCCGCCACCAAGTACAGCCGCGAGGTGAACCTGGGCGCCGGGGCCTTCTCGATGGGCGTCACCGACCCTGCAGAGATTGCCCGCCTGGACAGCCTCGCCACGCTTGCACAGCAGTTCACCGGCACGGGCAATGTGAAGGGCCTGCTCGAGGCCACCCAGGCCAGCGGCGCGACCCTGAGCGACCTGGCCACCGTGGCCGGCTTCCGCTACGAAGACCTGCTCAGGGCGGCGGAATCGGTGGGCGTGCCGCGCTTTGCGGTGGGCACCAACTACGTGCCCCAGGACATGCTGGCCCTGATCCATGAGGGGGAGGCCATCGTGCCCAAGGCTTACAACCCGGCCGCGCACGCGCTACCTCAAACGGATGGCGCCACCGCCGAACTGCTCACCCGCTTGATCGCTGAAGTCCAGGCGCTGCGGGCCCAGACCGCCCAGCTCGAAGCCCAGGCGCGGCGCACCGCGGATGCCACCAACGGCAACCCTGAGGGCGGGGCCGTGCCCATGGCGCTGGTGGAGGACCACACCCAATGAAGGCGGTTCACCAATGAACATTCTTGTCCCTCTGACCATCACCGAGGCCATGCTGGCCGACTGCAACATCGCCGAGCCGGCGGTCGGCGAAGTCGAATGGGTGTCCGGTGCGGCCTGCGCCATGGGTGATCGGCGCATCCGCAAGGCCACGCACCGCATTTACGAATGCGTCAAAGCGGTGCCTGCAGGCCGCACGGTGCTGCCCGAGGTCGATAGCGAGTACTGGCTGGATGCGGGCCCAACGGCTCGCTGGGCCGCGTTTGACACCGAGGTCAGCACCCAGGGCCGCATCGCTGCACCCTTGACCTATGTGCTGCGCCCGGGCTTCTTCAACGCGATCGCCTGCTACGGGTTGGACGGCGCCACGCTCTCGGTCACCGTCAAAGACAAGCCCGCCGGCACGGTGGTCTTCAGCAAGACCGTCGTCCTGCAGGAGGACCCACTCGATTGGTACGACTGGGCCTTCGGGGCCATCAAGCCGCTCACCCGCTGCCTGATCCGCGACCTGGTGCCGTACCCGGAGGCAGAGCTGACCCTCTCTCTGATGGCGCCTGCGGGCGGCGTGGTGGGGGCGGGCATGGTGGTGCTCGGGGACCTGGTGCCCCTGGTCAATGCCGACACCTGGGGCGGCACCCAGCCAGGCGCCACGGCCGAGCCCGTGACGTACTCGTACATCAAGACCGACGACTACGGCAACACCTCGATCAAGCGCCGCCGATCAGCCACGGACATGCGCTTCAAGCTGATCTTGCCGCGCGAGCAAGCCGACTACGTGCTCTCCGTTGTTCAGCGCGTGCTCGATGTGCCGGCCGCCTGGATCGCGACGGACGCCACTGGTTTCGTCGGCCTCAACGTCTTCGGTCTGGGCAGTGGCTCCATGAGCTACGACAACGCCCAGACCGCCACCTTCAGCGGCTATGTGAAAGGAATGGTTTGAATGGCCCTCGCAAATCCCCCAACCTTTGACGACCTGCCGGCCACGCCGGACCGGGCCGATCGAACGAGCTTTGCGGTGCGCTGCACCGCGCTCTTCGATCACCTCAAAAACACCAGCGTCGCCCAGTGGCGGGCAGCTCTTACCTGGATGAACGCTGCCGCCTCGGCCGCAGCGCAAAGCGTGCAGGATGCCGCTGGCCAGGCCTCTCTGTCGGGCCAGCGGGCCGATGCCGCGGCCGCGAGTGCCTCGGCGGCTGCCAACACCCTGGCCGCGGCCCAGGCGGCCCTGGGGGCGGTCAAGTGGGTGCCGGGTGCCTACGCCTCGGGGGCCTGCGCCTGGAGCCCCATCAATGGGCAGCTCTACCGCACCCGGGCCGCCATTGCCAACAGCGCGGTCGACCCCATCAACGACCCCACGAATTGGTTCTCGCTGGGCCTGATGTCTCTGCCCATCCAGCAGGTCACCAACAACGGCGGCAGCTTCTACGGCGCGGCCAATGGCGGCCTGAACACCATCAACGAGATCACCTTCGCTGGGGCTTGTGCCAAGTACCTGCCCCAGAACCCGGCCAACGGTGATGTG